CCCTTGTTTGCAAGAATTGCAATAGTCTTCTCGGGATTGAATATTGCGTACCAGAGGAGATACACGACGGACGATATTGATTTACCGGACTGACGACAAGCAAGAACAATCGAGAAACGATTCTCGTTAAAGTGCGAGAACATATCCTGCTGATAGGGATATAGTTCAAAAGGAACAAGGCCGCCATCGAGAGAAATCACTTTGATGTAGTTCTCGGCAAAGTAGACTGGATCCTTGAGACACTTTGCGTACTCGTTGATTTCGTCCTGTGTCCAGTTTTGCTCAACACCGTCGCGTTTGACGTTTGCGTTACCTAGATATGATAGGTTTGATTGATTCTGAAGCCTCTGCTCGGACATAATCAGTCCTCGTCGTCTTCGTAGTCATTATCTGTCTGATCAATCGTTTTTGCTTTCTGATCTATTTTATTATGAAGCATCCGCTGGAGATCAGTCGTCGATCCAACGTATACATTATTCTGCGTCATTGAATTTGGCAGCTGCTTTTGCTGGTCCTCGGTATTCCGCACGTCCTTGGTCTTTTTCTGAAGCTCCATCAGACGGTCAGCAACCTCGGCATTCTGTTTAATCATATTCGAAAGAACTTCGAACGCACGTGGATGCTCAGATTCACGAGCCAGGTCAAGCATCAGATCAATGGCTTCGTCGCCCTTCTCCGCAAGATTATAGTACTTTGATCTTGCAAAATCGTAGTCGTCTTGGATCTCGTTTTCATTACTCATGGCGCAGTATCATATACCTCTTCAATTTCATCAGCAACAATGGACGCACCAGACTGATCGCCTACGATTGTCTCGCCATCCTCAAATCGGTCATCAGGTACGGCAAGCGTGACCGTATTACCATCTATTTCTGATACAAGAGCTGTGGCACCAGACGTTGACCCTACGACACTCTCAGACTGCTGTAACGTACCGGTTGATGTTGTAAATGTGACGACAGCACGATCATACAGATATGGATTATATGAAACATCGATTGTAAAGTTGTCATCCTCGGTTGCAGTTTTTGGTGTAATAGTCAACAGAGACGACGAAAGCACTGGACCTGCCCTGGTCATGTCTCGTTCGGCAATATCAACTTTTGCTTCCTTAATGACCGCCTGATCGTGATACACAGGACCATAGTAATTAATCCGTGTATCAAATGCCAGTCTGTAGATCAATGATCGGCGCGAGAGAAAATCCCCTTCGTAGTCATCTTCCATCGAGACAGAGTTCAGAACAAATGGCATATCGGACTTAAAATTATTATCCAGCTCGTTGACCGTGACGGTATATTCGGGCTGAAAATATGGAAGGATCTGTTCAAGGATCTGAAGCGAATCCTCGGTATGACGAGCAATAATACTCAGTTCAAATCCAAGTCGATACGTCGATGGATAATATGTAAATGCCTTTGTGTTCGATGTCGCACCGGGAATCATATACTTGGTGCCGCGCTGAAGGCGCTTCGAGTCATCATATTCAATCGACGTAATCTCAAATGACATTCGTGGCAGCTTAATCGCGAGCTTTGGATCGTCAAGATTCTCCTCGTTCTTCAGCCGAGCAAGGAATTTTTGGCGCGGTCCATACGACAGCGGGACCTTAATCTGTGAAAGTGCTTTACCAGAACCGTCACGCTTGACGACATGGATGTCGTTAAACAGCGTGCCAAAAACAGCTACTGCGCGTCGTGTATGTTCATGGTAGAAATGTGACGAAAACATTACAATGAACCTTTCATCTGAGAATCATTATTTTTTAGTAGAGTTTTACAATTGTGGAAATGATATCTTGTCATATTAGGTCCTCGACCTTCTTTACCACAATGCGGACATTCCACTAATTTAAGTTGATGCTTAATACCCTTACCATATGATCTTCCAGTTAAAACTTTGCTCATATGATTCTTAAATTCTTCTGATCTCGGTTTTCTTTTGACGCCGGATACTGCATCCGATATTTTTTTACCGGTCTTCTCTTTGTATTCTGGATCACTCCAAAGTTTTTTATTTCTTTCTATTGTCATTTCTGATTGACGTTTACGTCTTTCAGAGCTCCATCTATCTGCCTCATAATTATAATTTTCACTCATTTTTCTTCGAGTTGCTTTACCGTAAGATCCGCCGAAGCCAGCCTCTTCTTTTAAGTTTGCAAAATCTGAAGATTCGACCACATCCCATTTATTACTGTAATATAGCCCATTTTTTGTTACATCGGTCATATTATCATATTGACCTAATATGGTTGTACTTATATCATATCCATGCTTTTTAATATGTCTCAACCAATACTTACCAGATCCATTATACTTAAAAGGATCTCTGCTAGTGTAGCCAAGATATTTTAAGCCGGTTATATTGTGAACCTTAAGATACAAATAAAACATTATTCATCGACCCTTGGGTCACCGAATGGATTAATGGTCGAAAAATCAATTATAGCGTCGCCTTCGACCTCAAATGTCGCGTTATCCGCAAATGGATCTTCTGGAATATATTTGCCAACACCCATAAGATCATAGGTTTTTGTGACAGCCCAACCGGTATCCGAATCATCATCTTCAAGATACAGATTGCCATAGTCTGGACTGAAGTCTCTTAGTTCACCGTCGGTTGCAGAGACCTGCACGATTGACAAATCACCTTGTCGCGTAATACCCTGAGACGGATCCGCTTCTCGCGTAGTGACAAAATCCGCAACCTCGCCGGTCACTTCAATCTGGTCGGTATCTGAATCACCAGGAACAACAATCTGATAAACCAGAGTTCCAGGAGCAAAGCCTGTGGTTCCACCAGTAATCTCGACGACCGTCCGTGTTGCATGCTCGCGCTCAAATTGATCGGCACCTTCGATACCTGTATCAATCCGTTCGGACGTATACTCGAACAGCTCGCACTGTAGTTCATAAGTCGGCAGGTCATTCAGACGATAAAATGGCTGCTCATGCTCGACGAACTTAATCTCGAACATTGAATTTGACAGCGGAAGATAAATGAGGTCACCTTCGCGAGGACGCTCGGACGCAAGAGCACGCGCGGAATATACAGAACGTCCTGCCCATACATTCGGAGACCCTCGATAATAAGGTCTTCGAACAACATCTGTTCAGTACGAACAGCAGGAGAAAAGAATACGTTTGTAGGTGCCATGATATTATTTATATCAACGAATGATACAAGGAAGAATACTCAGCCCGTATAGAAATCTATCGGCATTTCGTATTTCATCTGCATTTCTTCCTCGATTCGCTGAATCTCCTCGGTCGCCTCATCATACATCTGCTGACCATTCAGCGTGACACCACCCGGAAGTTCCATACCCTCGAACTTCTTAAGGTTGATACCCCATTGACGTTTCAGGAGTGCGGTCAGATACCGCTTGAGGAACATGTCATTATACACGTCAGTAAATTCTTCTGGATCAACGACACGATAACCCTCGACGATAATGTAGTTACCCACCTGAAGATACCGCTCCCAGTCAATGTTCAGATAAATTCGATTCTGGTGACGATTAAACTCGACCTGCGGGAGACCGTTGATCATCATATCGAGCGTACTGATGTATTGCTGAACGTGGACATAGTTTGCAAGCGTACCGGCAAACCCAAGATTGTACATATCACTCAGGGCCATCTGATACCGAGCATCGAACATACTGATCGAAGAGTTCTCGTACGTGAAAGGTAGGACTCTCACTGCATTAAGGATCGCGTCGGGGATTTCAATATACCGATTATCAATATCCGCCTGAGTCACCTCATGCTTGAAGAACTCATGAGCGATCGCGTCAGAATGATACTCTGCATAGAACTGAAGAGCCTCGTCGACACGGTCCTCGATCTGGTCCTCATCAACGTTAATTTCGAGCACCGGAGCACCGAGGTTACGGAGACAGTAATTAATGAGTGACTGCCGAGAGTTAGGTATCATGAGTAGTGATTACTCCGGCTTGATCGGCCAATCGATATCAGTCGGGAACTCAGCCTGTTGTGGCACGTCACGCAGTGCCTGACGGTACGAGGCCCATGCGGATTGATCGACCGGCGCGTCGGGTACTTGCGTCCAGTCGGATTCTTTGAGAAGTCGATCGCGCTCTGATCGTGCCTGTGCTGCTAACTGTTCCTCACTCGGGCCGGGGTCGGGTTTGACGACCAGTTCACCGGCCTCAACCTGACGCATGATTTCTGCGTAGTGACGATTCGATCGTCTTACAGGAACGAATGTTTGTACACCGTCGATCTCTGCCTTAATAACCGACGCATTACCATCATCGTTGTTTTTGTATTGAGCGAATGTGATATTCATTTTAATTATAACTCTGCGTCCGCTGTATAATGAAACTGTGCGAGTCTGTCAATTGATGTACCGCTTGTCGTATTAATTCTTTGTCCGAGACCCTTGGCACCCTCAGAGACCACGGAATCAACCGTTTCCGTGGTCGCCCCCGTGTTATACTGATTGATCTGACCGGCATTACCGTTTCGATCATAGATGGCAAGAGAAGGAGTGTCTCTCATTTCAACCGGAAATGCCTGGGAAAAAATGGCGTATCTTTTATCATTTAACGTAACCTGATCCGCATTGCAGTTAATCGTACCTTCGGAAGTGGTAGACGCTCTGCCGTCTTCCACTGTAAGTC